CAACCAGCCTAAAATGTTTGAATTCATGATCCCGCCAAATTCAACGGTTAAGGTCCAGGCACTCCAGAGTAACAATAATGGGTTTGCATCGTGCATCCTGACAGGATATCGAGTATGAAAACCGATTTCGAGGAGCTTATGAAAAACGTGGATTTTACCAGATGGCTCCAGGCATTAATTCCAGTAATGCAACCAATTATAATTTTTGGGGCCTGGTTGGGTTTTTCTATGATCGATAAGAAAGCCAGTGCAGTATCCAAGTTAATAGCTATTTGCGAACCAATACCTACAATCGATCTAAATGTGCCGAGACCTGTTGTCCTGGCTTCTCTTTATCATTCAACTGATGAAGCGTTAAAGATTTTAAAAGATGTAATACAGTATTTTGAGGATTTAGAAATACCAACAGCAGAAGATATAATAGAGGATATTAAAGAGGAAATTAAAGAAGTAATACCTGGAGCGAAATTAGATCTTAGTCAAAAACAACAATTATTAGCAGATCATAATGAATGTAAAAAATATGCGGATCTCTTTCCTATTGGGGGAGGTTTGGCTTATGCTGGTTGTATGATCAGAAAAGGATGGAGTTCGGATGCCTGGGGCGAATTGTGACTGATCTAACTTTTGCTTTAATCTGGATTCTTTCGTTCTTTCTCTATTTGGGAATTTACACCTGGCATATACCTTTGAGAACCCAAAAAAAAATAGAGAGCTGGTTGAAGAGTGCAGAATCTGACGAAACTTTGCTCATGTCCCTAGATGTTATCACAAAAAAAATTCGAGAGCAGATGTTAATTGATTTTGAGGAATTTATGCTTCCACAAGCGCGTGAGAGCCTTAAAAAATTCTGGGCTGGATCTATGGGAGCAGCTGCTAAAGAACTTAAAGGTTCTGAGGAGGGTTCTCAGCTTTCTTTGTTGCATAGTATGACTCATGATTTATCAGGTCAGCCTTGGTATATTCAAGCACTGGCTTCTAAAATGTTACCGATTATCACGGAAGCAGCTAATAAGCAGTCTACAAGCACTACTAAGCAGGTTTTAGGCATGGGAATACAGGAATAAGCAGATCTAAAGCTCTCAGAAAGACAAAACACCCCTAAGAACAGCTCCAAAAAAGGAAAAGAGTAGTATATTATATATATTATTTAGTTAATTAATAGTAGTAGTAGTAGTATGCCGTCTTATTTTTTGTTAAAAAAAACCGTGTGGTATAAATATTACTTTCTATAATCATTTTTATCGAAAGGTTTTCGTAGGTTGGGGGGATATTTTCCACAATAACAATTAATTAACTAATTAATTAATACCCCATTCTACACTGGGGTTATGTGAGTGAGACAAAAAAGAGGGTTGGCCGTCCCGAAAAAACGGATAGCGAAGGAAAGACAATTATCATGAAAGTGGTAAACGTCAATGCTCCAGTTAAGTTTCTGGAATTTCTGAAAGACAATGGAGTTAACAGGTCTGAACTGTTCACCAAAGTAGCAACCTCCTATTATGAAGGAATAATATGTCCTTTATGTTATGCTAAATTAGACAATACCATAGTAGGATCACATTGTCCAGACTGTGCAGCTGATTACTACCGACGTACCAGAGAGCAAAAGACAATGTGGAGGAGCTTTAACAACTGTCCAGATTGTAACGAGTCCTATTCATATGAGAATCTTTTCGCACAAACCAAGCAGGGTTTAGATGGTTGTCAGATATGTGGTGTCGTATGAATTGTGAATTCTGTGATAAGCCTAGCATTTATAGAGCACCTGGTGAAGATGGATGGTGGCTTTTGTGTCCTGAATGTAAATCTGCCTGGTATAAAACTTTACTAAAGAGACATAATGAGTGATTATCAACGTGAAGCGATCTTAAGATGCACAAGGTGTAAGCATGAATGGCAGATCCATTATAGGCCAGGACAACAGTACCCTTGTCCTGAATGTGAAGGATTCAAGACCCTCCATTCTTAAGTAGCTACTCATATGTGGGTAGAACGTGCCCAAGCCTGGACTCCCTAAGAAGTATGCCCGAATGGGTTTCAAAAAGGGATGGCGCGCTTTTAAAGCTACCAAACGCTCTACACAACGCAAGCGCTCCACCAGGAAAGGCGGCGTCCGCAAGACAGCCCGTCGGGCATACGTTCGCAAAAATAATCCAAAAAGGAGAAATATGAAAAAAGGAATCCCCCATCCAAGTGTCACGGGTATGGCATCTGGACTCGCAATAGCAGCATACCTAAACGCTGGAAAGTCATTTAACGGTGGCAAGATGCAAGGTGAAGGCGTAATCAAGGACATAACAGACGGTCAATTAGGCCAGGCATTCGGCACCCTCGCTGGTAATGCAATGAATATGATCGGAACGGACACAGGACGAAAAACATTAGTGACTGCTGGAGGTATTGCTCTTTTGGGAGCATTCGCACGAAAGCAGTTTCCACAACTAAAACTAGGAGGGAGCCGTTTGTATTTTCGGCTATAATCTAAATGGTAACAACAATATCGAGAACTTTTGACAGCACGCCCACCGATAAGGAATACTTTTCCTTGACGGATAACATGAACTCCAGTAACCTGGGGAACATAATGGTCCCTGGCGGATCACAGAGGATCGTTAGAGTCGATTGTGCCTTTGATGTATTTAACGCAAAAGGCTGCCAGGTCGTATGCAGACTATTAGGATCTGACTTTTCTGAACAGAACTTTACCATCTGGGGCGTAGCTGGTGACACTGCTGATGCTGGAGCTGCACAAGGCTATCAGACCGTCCCTGTATCTTTTCCTATTGGCACTGCAAATAATATAGATCTACAGATAGCAATCCAGGTAAGTGGTGGCGGCAGTATGGCGGCCAGTTCTGGAACTGTAACTCTATACTTCGAGTAATCTTGGCTTGAATGGCTAAAACGAAGATAGGCACTAATGCCCAATTCACAGGGTCGCAGTTAGGGCTTACAGTAATTGGGGATCGTTGTTATGCCTTCTCTGGAAGCGTTGGTATTGATACCAGTACGCAAACTCTCCTGGAGTTTAATACTGGTAAAGGTTATATTGTAGCCACAATAGGTTGTTGTGGACCTGTTAACCCTGCCGATATTGGTAGCGGTTCCCAAAGTCTTTTTCGTATTTATCTGAATGGTATTGTAGTTGCTCAAAATAAACAGGGTACGGCAACCGAAGCACAGCCTACCTTTTCAGAACAGACAATAATCATTCCTCCTTATAGCACTGTTAAAGTTGATAATATAGATGTTACGGCTAATACTGCCTGGAAAGTTCAAGCTTATGTTACTGGTAGAGTCTATGCATGACCCTAGCCGCATCTAAATCAGTCTCCAGGGCTAAGGGTGGCAATATCTATGGTTGGAGTGGAAGCCAGGCTCTTAGTGCATCTGGGACAACTCTATTGTCCTATACGAACCCCTCCGCATTTTATTTAACCAGGGTAACTTTAGGGATTGACTGGTCGGGGATCTCCGCCACAGAAGTTTTATCGTACACGATCAATGTAGACGGCACAGCATTATTCGTTGAAAAATTCGTAGTCGATGCGGATAACCTGGGCAACCAGCCTAAAATGTTTGAATTCATGATCCCGCCAAATTCAACGGTTAAGGTCCAGGCACTCCAGAGTAACAATAATGGGTTTGCATCGTGCATCCTGACAGGATATCGAGTATGAAAACCGATTTCGAGGAGCTTATGAAA